AACGGTTTGCGTCTGCGGTCCACATGGTTGTCTCCTTATGCCGACGCCTGGCGGCGGGCGAGTTTTTGAAATTCGGCGAAAAACTCGCGGGCGGTGGATTGGTTGGTTACGTTGGGCAAAATCATGTCGCCGTGGAAATGGTAGGTGTCGCTACTGGCAGTGGCTTGAGGCTGATACCCGGCATTGAATTGTGCAGGGACAATTGCCTCATCATCGTGAACCCGGACAAGTCCGCCCTTAGTGATGCGGTTTGTCCCGGTTGACGCCTGTGGCAAAGCTACGCTGGTGCCATCCTCTGCCAGAGTGCCGTCGTTCCAATATGTTTTCCCGTTCTGTACATAATAATCACCAAACGACTGGATGCTGGTGGTTGAGTTGGCACCCTTGGTCAATGCCTGGATGTTGTAGAGATCGGATAAACCCGTGACTTTGATTCGCAGTTCTTTTTCCGTAATGTCTGGGATGTTTTTCAGCATGCCTTCAATTATTTTGAGCTGGTTTTCTTGGACTTTCAGGCCCTTTTCCATCAATCCAACGGCTTCAGCGGCTTTTTCTGCGGCGCTGGTTTGGGTTTTGATCTGATCATCCCCGATCAATTTAATCTTCTCTTCCAGGTGCTGTTTGGTAATCAGGAAATCTTGCTCAGCCTGCTCTTTGCTAACGATATCGACCTTACCGGCCAGAACATCGTCGCGCAATTGCTTGGCTTTGGTGATTTGGTCATCATATGATTTTAACTTTTTGGCAATCGAATCAGGGGTGAAGGCAGGATCGGAATCTGTCCGCTGTTCGGCTGTCGCCAATTCGGCGCGTTGACGATAATAGCGGCTATAGCTATCCTCATTGGCGTAGGCTTGTGCGTCCCGCTCATCGGCCAGGGCTTTGTCTCGGGCGGCGATGGAATCCAGGACACTGTTGTAAGACGTGCGGAATTTATCCAGCAGGGAGACGCGCTCGTCGTAATTGGCTTTAAGTCTAGAGAGATAGTCTTTTTCTGCAGAGATCAATGCACTTATACGGTCTTTTTCCGTGTCCAGGATCTTCTTGGCGTTGTCCTTCCAAAGCTGCAGGCGTTTTTTCAGATTTTCCTCGGCGGTTTCAGTAACCTGTTTTTCTGAGACAGCAGTATCTACGGGAAGCTGATTGCCTTTGACTGGTTTACTGGTTACTGGATTGCCTTTTGTCCAATCCTGTGACCAGCGGTCTTTGACTCTTTTGTTAAAATCTTCGCCTGCGGAAACAAAGTTATTCCATTCCTGTTTGACACCTGCAAAATCGAATGTAAGCCCTGCTTTTATGATATTAAACGCGGTAACCCCGCGATATGCCATGAGGCCGAGCCATTCTCCCAGAGTGGTGACAGTGAACCCCAGAGCATTGAGTGACCACTGGAACGCCTGGGCTAGAATCGGGCCGTTCTCGCCCAGAAATGAACCAACTTTGACCAACCATGGCAACAGCACATTGCCGAATTGCAGCGACAGAGATTTTGCCACTAAACCCAAATCGTTAAGGTTTTCCTTGTACTTTTTGCCTTGTCTAACTCCTTCATCGCCAACGATCAGGTGTAATTGCTCTGCTTTGCGCCTAGCTTCTTCCATCGCCTCCGGCGTCAACTTCAGTAATTGCCTGACATCATTCCAACTTCGGCCATATATCTCCATGGCAATAACATTGCGATCAGTGCCGGCTTTCATTTCAGATAATTTCTGATTGACTTCCGGCATGAGATCGGCGGTCGAACGGAGATTTCCATTGCTGTCGCGGGTGGCAACCCCCAACTTCTTAAATACTTCCTCGTTAGAGCTCAATGTTTTAGCTAACCGGAGGCCTGCACTTTCGGCCACGCCTTGATCGATGCCAGCGCGTTGCAGGGCAACGCTGTAAATGCTGGCCTGTTCCGTTGTCATACCCAAGGTGCTTGCCAATTTACCGACGGCTAAATCATAATTGACCGTTTCGGAGACAATTTTGGCGAATATTCCACCGGCGGCAATACCGGCTAAAGTACCGACAGCACCGGTCAATAAATTGAATTTTCCAAGCACACCGGAAAATGCTCCTTCAATACCACTGGCGGCACCACTTCCGGCTTGTTTGACCTTGTCAAAAACAGAGCTGGCGTTATCCTTCGCACTCAGTATCCATGTCAGATCCATTGCCATCAGTCGTATCCTCTATGGGGTTCAGTTCGTCTTCAGTAATTGCCAGCAGTTCCAGTTCGAACAATGACGGGGCATACATACGGACAATCTCACCGCCTATTTTTAAACGGTGCGTCCGAATCAGTCGGTCTCTCATTTCCATCACCCGCACTCCAACCGGAGATAGTGGGGGAATCCAGCAACCCGCCTCTGTTTGGCAGGGTGGGATTATATTATCCACCTCAAGGTTTTCTTCACATTGCGAGCAGCTTACGCCGGGGTGATCTGCACGCCCCCGGAGGTGGTCCCGGAGTTTTTTCTTATCAGCTCCTGTTCGGCGTCAATCAGCCGTTCCAGATCAGAACATGCGTCAGCCACAAATTTGGCAAAATCGGCCCAACGACGCATTAAGATTGTGATGTTATCCGGGAGGCAAGGGAATGGTTGGCCGTTAACCTCCAAGCCGCTCCAATCCTCGATTGCGGCTTTACCAATTAGGTCCCCGTAGAGCATGTGATCGAAATCATGCTCTTTCTGGTGGGTCGAACGGTTGAATTTGGTGATGGTCGCTTGTTTCAGCATGTCATTCATTTGTTCGCGGGATATACAACGCAGAGTCACGGTTATTTCATCGTTGTATTCAATCAAGAATGTTCTTTCCTGATTATCGACCAGGGCGGTTACGTCGAATGCCATATTTAATGTCCTTTCAATACGTGTGAGAAATTATGCCAAAAGATCAGTAGTGATCTTGTTGGTCAGCGCGCACCAGCAAGGATCGGTTTGTCCGGTCATGCCGGTCGGGGCAGTGGTTGCGCCCAGCACGTCATATTCGCGGGTGCTCTCGATGATGCCCTGTTTGTGCGGGTTTGCGTTTTTCTTGGGCTTCAGGTTGGGCAGGGTAAATGTGATCATGTAGGGGATTGCATTCTCAATGATCGGGCCGGTCATGGTGATGTCCATCTTCTGACTGGTGTTGCCCTTGATCTTCAACCGGCCAATGCTGCTGGAAGTCCGGGGAAAGGTCATTGACAGCGAACCGGAAAACAGACCGTCATTGGTCGGTTCGTCGATCAGATCGCGGCCTGCGCCCGCATCCACATACGATCCATAGACGCCGGTCAGTTTACGCTCCAGTGTCAAGGTGACTTTGGATGGTCCGATTTTGTCGGTACCGGTCAGAGCGGCGCCGCTGGCGTCGTTCATGCGAAAAACGGTCTGGCCCATATAGCCCCGGTTGGCTGTTTCCAGAATAGTGACGCTGTTGAATGTGGTCAGGGTATTGATGGCGCTGTCAACCACCAGGTCGAAACCAGGACCGGAGAATTTCAGCTGAACCGGTTTGCCCGTCTCCCAGGTGATTTCCAGTTTTGCGACTTTCCAGGAGGGGATTTCCTCGACGAAACCGGTGCCCAATTTTGCCGCCAACGTAAAAAACAGGCCGTCGACCTGTTTGGCGATTTTGAGCAGGTGATCCTTGGAGAGCGTGCCGGAGGCGTGGGTTGTGGGCGCACCGGCGGTGCCGAAGAGCGCCGCAAGCATGGAAAGGACCACTTCATCGTTATAGCGAAGATACATGTTGACGGTCGGTTCCAACTTGGTTTGACCGGGGGATGCGTCGGTCGCGAAAAACTGCCCCAACGAATCGTCAACTACGGTCGAGTTGTCGGGATCCGCCGACCAGGGCAGCCCCAGGAAGCCATCACCGGCGGCACAGGCAACAGCCGTGCCCCAGGTTGCCCCTTTGTGCATGCCATATACAATTTCAGCTCCTGTAACACCCATTATTCGGCACTCCTTTCTGTTTTAAGTTCAATGTCCGGGTTTCCGGGTTCGCGGCTGAAAATCTCGTCCGAAAACTCGTCCTGGTTAATGGAGTATTTTTCTCCGGTAACAAGATGGTTTCCGCTGGCGGGGTGAAAACCATCGACTTTCGATAGTACGGTGATAGTGCTCATTTGCAGGTCCTTTCAGCTTTTTCCAATATCCTCGCCATCGCTTCGTCCCCCAACAGCCAGCCCGAGAACGGTGCTGATTCGTTCTGGCGTAACTTCACCGCCTGATTGCTCTGGAGTGTCACCGGCGGCGGGGCTGTCTTGAACAGTGAGCAGCCGGTCAAGACGCTGATTAACAGCAGCAACGTCACCATTCGCGATATCTGAGCGCCCTTGTTGAATTTCCGCATCCCGTTTCTCCTTTGCCCTTTGAGGGGAATTTTCGGCCCAAATCTGGAGTAGGGCGGCAATTACGGTGAATACTGCCGTAACCGCCGCCGCAATGCCGCCCATGTTATGCCGACTCTGCGGGAAGGCTGGTATCTTTGCCGGTCAGCAGTTTGAGCGCTTTGATTATCGTGTCCAGGATGCCGTTACCCTTGAAGCCCGGGATCAGGGACAGAAACTCGCTGATGGCCAGAGCCAGGCCGAAGATGGCGGCCTGATTGGTCTGGAGCCAGGCCATGATCGATGGGGAGGCGGTTGCCGTTGCCGGAGTTGTCCCCGGTGCAGCCGTTTCAGCGGATACAATTGCCGCCGCCGCGAGTGCCATTACCATTGCTACAATTAGCCGTTTCAGAATTTTCATGATTATTCTCCTTTTGTGGTTGGCATCGGCCGCAGCCGACGCAATCTTCAAAATCTTCACAAATGTAGCCATTAACGAAGTGACAGAATTTACAGGCTCGGGCCATGTTCGGCCTCCAGGTGTTGGTGATACAGCGCTTCGTGTTCGGCCTCGCCGTTGTAACCTCCGTTTATCCGGTGACTGATTTCACGGATGCGGCCCGGCGTTGGGGAGTGTTGATGTCGTATTGAGGGAGGATATTGTCAAAGTTGAATTTCATTTCATTCTCTCCAGTATTGCTGCCAACAGCTTGTTGCCATCGTCAATTTTGCGCTCCAGCGCGTCCATCGCTCCATGCCAGGACCGGGAACACTCCTGGTGCGAATCCTTGAAAACTACGCTCCTCCTGAGTGCTTCAATATCTGCGTCTGCACGGTCAAGCCGCTGTTTGAACCCCATCCACGTAAGGAATGCTGAAACGATTGAACCTCCAACGCCAGCCCCTATGCTCTCCAAATCCATATTTATTCACTCCCGAATGAGGCGGTATAAATTGCGTTGAACGAAATCTTGACTTCGGTGAAAACAACATCACCAACCTGTACGGCGCTGTCGGATTCAAAATTTTGCAGTTCCTGAATCAAGCCGCCCCACCAGGGATCGGCTTTCAGGGCAGATGTTATGTCGAGTTTTAGGTTATCGCCTTCTGTCCCGGCTTTATCCGACTCGATAAAACCTTCTAGCGATACTTCAAGAGAATGGCTCTCCATGCCCAGTTCCACGGTGTCGTCGACAATGGTGGTTTTCTTGCCGGTGTAGATCACGATCGACGGCATGTCGTCGGGATGTTCGGTGTATTCCAGGTGCTTGTCGACCAGTTGCCCGGCATCGGTGCGGAAAGTGTAGACCGTGCCGTTAAAGAGAGTGATGGTCTGGCCGGTCCTGATTTTGGTAAGTTGGGTTTTCAGATAGGTGTCGATCTGGTCGGCGATGGTCATTTTTTTAGCCCCACATGAATTTGAGTAAACCCGGCTCCAACGGACTGAGGTTTACCGTCATATTTGTAATCTACCGCCACTGTTTCCGTATCCCGCTTTACCTGAATCACATGACCGCTCGTGATGGCGGCGGCATCCGTGCTGAGCAAGGTCAACACGGATTTGGCAAGGGAAGTATTCGATTCATACGGCGACACCACATCGTAATGCTGATCGATGATCGCCCGGAATGCCGCCGTCTGTGCACCGGAGAGAGTTACGACAACTTCGCAATTGCCGAAGAGGTCGATAAAGACCTCGTTATCCTGAGTGAAATCGAAGGGCATATCAGCGGATGGCGAAGATGTCGCCGGTGTCGGATTTTGTTTCTTCCGCGACAAGCTCTTCCGCCGCATCCAGGTCGATCAGCCGCCGGGCTTCGGCTTCGTCCGCCAGCTCGAACACGGTTCCGGCAAGGGTGTAGTCGCCATCGGGGTTGACGCCCTGGATACTGTTTTTTGCTCGCAGTTTCATGTTGCGCTCCAGTCGGGGCGGCTCGAAAGTCACCCCGGAAGTGATGAAAATCAGATGCAGGTTGCCACCAGCGAGGCGTCGGGCTGGTTGAGAGCCACCAGGGATGCGGACTGGATCATGAGCCAACGGATCGAAGGATCTTTGGTAACCCAGGATTTCGGGAAACGCGGAACGGCGATCATGCTGGAGCCCAATTCCTCAACCGCTTCCATATCCTGAATGGCGCCGTAGAGCTTGCTGTTTTGGGCATTGGTCGAACCCATGAAGAGCTTGTTGACCGGTACCATGGGATATTCCAGGCCGTCGCTGTCGGCGATGTACCACTCGTCATAGACGAAAACGTCAACGTTGAGAGATGGTGCGGTGATGGTGCCGAGGAAACTGACGCCATTGGGCAGCAGTTGCGGGTTGATCTGGCCCAGGCTCACCTTGACCGAACTGAACTGACCCGTATTGCCCTTGATGTCGGCGTGATTGATGAAGGCATTGGCCACGTCGCTGCCCATCACCACCACATTGGGAACAAGGCCCGAATCCTGGGCGCAAAGCCGGGCCCAGGTGGTCAGGTCGGTGATCGGGTGCGAGGTGCCGACGGCGGTCCACAGCGTGCCGCCTGAGTTGGTGACCTTGTGGGTGCCTGCCATCTGGAAATCAATGGTATCGTTGACCCCATCGCCAACAACGCTGACAACGCCGCCATTCAAGGCCTGGGCAGCCATCCATTCTTCGCGTCGGGTGATCTGGTCGAGCAGGTCGCCCAGTTCGCGCCCCAGTTCGGCGGCGGCGCGTTCCGGTAACGACTGGGTGCCATAGGATACCTGGCCCGGCTGGCGGTTGAGCAACTCCTGGGCGGTTGTCGGCATTTTGGGTTTGATGTAGGGCGGCTTATAGCTGTTGGTGGTGTAGCCCAGCTTTTCCACCGGCTTGCCCTCCACAACAGGCGAGACGAAGGGGGCCATGCGGCGCTTGCCCTTGTAGATGTCGATATCGACATTGAGCGTGTCGAACTGGCGAAAGCCGGGGAAGAATGTATCCAGCAGAAAGGTTTTCGGACGCTTGAGTTGCTGCACGATCTGCAGCATGGTCCTGGTTTCGTACAATGAAATTGGCATGATAGTGCTCCTTTATAGAAATGCGTTACCAGAGATGAGTTATGCCTTGAGCGGCGTCTTGAGGTAGATGCCCCAGCTGTTGCGCAGAATGTCCTTGTGGGTCATGATCTTCCGTGCGGTCCAGGTAACGGAACCGTCAACCACCACATTGCCGTCAATCAGCGGCCAGGTCGGCTGGCTGCCGCCGGTGGTTCCGGCAACACTGCAGACATAGACAAAGCCGTTGGCAATGGTGGGGCTGACAATGGCGTTGGCGGTCTTGGCAATGGTGGCGACCCAGGCCACGGCGCCTACGGAGTTGGGAGAGGTTGCCGCGGTATCGGTACCGCCGAAGATGACCGCGTTGTCATTGAATTCACCGGCCAGATAGATCGGAACGGTCTTGTCGCCCGAGGCGGCATCGCAGTCGGCGGCCTGGATACAGCAGGGAAACTGGGAACCGTCGGTGGCGGTGGAAACGCATTTGGTTAGTTTGCCGCTGGCGGCAATCTTGCCCAGGACAGTGCCGCGCACGGTGTTTTGTCCGGAGACGAGGGTGCCCTGGTCGGTGATCAGTTCGTCAGTACCGGCCAGGAGACGCTCGGGAGTGAAACTGTCGGTAGAGTTCATAGCCATGATAGTGCTCCTTGAAAATGAGAGTTAAGCGTCCGGATCCCCGGACAATCCTAGTGAATGGAGCCTCCCTGGATAGCAGCGGCGACCAGGGCTCGCGCGGTTTCCGTTTCGGCGTCCGGCGCATCCGCAGCAGGCACCGGTTTGTTTGCATTACCGGCACTGTCTTCCAGGTGCTTGTCGCGTTGTGTCTGTTCAGCCTTGAGAATGGTCAGGCTCAAGGCTTCGGCGCTTTGCCCCTCGATCAGTGCTGTCTTTACCAGGGCGCTATGGCCTGCTGTCGGTACATCGAGGATGGCGGCGATACGCGCCCGCTCTGCAGTCAGTGTTTCCCCGCTTGCTTCCGCTCTTCCGGCTGCCTTTCCCTCTTCGAGGATTTCCGCGAAGAGGGCGGCATGATCGGTCTTCAGTTCTTCTCTGGTCATGCTTGTTACCTCCGTATGAGATTCCGCGCTCGACGCGGTAAAACCCGAAAACGTTTTTTTCGTTCCCTTTTTCTTCATCATGGCCACCATTTCGTCCAGGCTCACCATGCCGTCGGCCAGACCGGCATCGATGGCCTGGCGACCGGTAAAAATGCGTCCTTCGGCCATGCTGGACAGGACCTTGTCCACCGGAACGTTGCGGTATTCGGCCATGGCATTGACAAAAGCGCTGTAGGCGTAGTCAAGCCGGTCCTGCATGATGCCCTGGTGCTCGGCGGTCAAGGGGCCATAGGGATGACCGACCCCCTTATAGCGCCCGGCGGTGAGGATGGTCGTCTTGTAACCGTCCATCTCCTGGGCCCTGGAGACATCGACATGGCGGCTGATAACGCCGATGGAGCCGAGCTCGGTAGTGTCGTTGGCGATGTAGACGTTGCCGGTGGCAGCGCCCAGCCATTGGGCGGCGCTGGTCATCATGCCGTCTGTCCAGGCAGCGATGGGTTTGCGCTGTCCGAAGGCAGTTATTGCCTGGGCGGTGGTGGCGGTCCCTGATACGACACCGCCGGGGGAATCAATGTTGAGCAGCACAGCTTTTACTTCACTGTCGTCCCGGGCCTGGGCGAGATCGCGCTGAATCGCATCGTACGAGGTCATTCCCGAGACATTGGAAAACAAACCGCCACGCTTGACCATGCTGCCCATGACCGGGATGATCGCCACGCCGTCCTGCACGCTATAGCGCCGGTCGGCGTTGTTGTTCAGCGGGCGGCCGACGGCGGCTTCGATCTCGCGCAATTCGGCGGCGCCGAGTTTGTGCTCGCGACGCTCCAGATAGATGTTCTGAATCATTTCCAGATATGCAGGTTTAATCGCCCATGCAGCGTTGAGGATTTCCAGGACGCTCATGCTGTCTCCTTATTCGTGCCGTTGGTATCGGTTTGCTCGACCTGGGCGGGAATGTTTTCCTTGGTCTGGCTGCCGGGAACCGGCAAACCGGCCTCATCGCGCATCTTGCGTTCCTTCACGCGGCGAGACTGCTTGGCAGCCCAGGACGTTCCGTTGTAGGCCCGGGTTTCTTCCTCGGCGGTGGTAACACCCAGTTCAATCCGCTTCTCCATGGCCAGCGACTCTTCCTTCTCGTTGATCATTCCCTTGCCGGGGCCATTCCAAAGAGCGCCGCAATACGCCTTGCGGATCATGGGATCGGCAAAGAAACCGGGAGCGGAGACGCGGCCGAGAGCAACCGCCTCGGACAGCCAGACTTCATAGATCGGCTGGCAGAAGTTGTCGGCCAGCCAGGAACGGCGGGAGAGGAAAAACTTCCAGGCGTCGAGCATGGCGGCCCGCGCTGCGCTATAGCTGGAGGTGTAGTGCTTGATCAACATCTCAAAAGGAATCTCAAGCCCGACACCAATCTGGCGCACAATGGCCAGAAAGAAGGGGTCAAAAGCGCCATTGGGACGCTTGGGGTCGGCGAACTCAACCTCTTCGCCCGGCAGCAGGTCGAGGATATTGCCCGAGCC